GTAAATTCCTCGTTCAATACCTTCCACCACCTTATGAATGGAAACGTACTTCTCGATAGCAACGCCCAAAGCATCGTCAATGGAATCAGCATTAGGATCAATAAGGAAGTTTTTAGGGTTAACTGGTTTAACCTTGACAGCCACTCGATCTTTCTCTTGCACACCAATAGCGGCTGCATTAGCAACACCGGGAATTGGTTGAGTAGCTGGTGTGTACTCTTTCTCAGTCTTGACAATGATCTCACCAATGCCTGTACCATAAATCTCAGCCATCAACTCAATCTGGTCAATGGATTTCTTAATCTTGTCTTTCTTAAAGTCTTCCATCAGTTGAAGCTTAATTTGCTCCACATCCAAAGGATTACCGTCTACATCTTTGATGTCATCTTCAATGTCAAAAAACTCACCTTGACCGAAGATAGCTTCCATTATCTCAGCGTGACGAGTCTCAATGGCTTGCTGAGTAGCTGGAGAGATAATACGTGAACGCTCACTCTCACGAGTCTTATCCTCAGCAGCCCAGATACCTCGGAAGACACGCTCATACTCCAACCACAAGTCCATGTAGTTAGCATCACGGTGGTCACGCCAGCGAGTGATGTGCTGAGTTACCCACGAGGTAAGTTCCTTCTCAGCCTCTGTAGGTTCCTCAAAGGATCTTTCACTCTCGTTGAACTTATCGTTAGTAATAGCCATATATTTACATGTCCTTTGTTGAATCGTCTAAGGCTGTATCGTCAACCTCAACCTTGCTAGATGTGATAGGGCCACCTACAAGCCAAGCACTACAAGTCCTGTCAGCTGCACATTTGAAGTCAAAGAGTTCACAGAAACCTAACTTAGCTGAATCTACGACATCCTGAGCGTAGCTATCCTTCTCAGCATCAATCCCTGAACGGATACATTCCATCATCTCAGGTGTCTGGATAAAGGCTGAGCAGTTACCACAACGCATTGACTTAGCTTGTGAGAGACTTGTTTGCCACTCATTAGCTTTATCGTTCCAGAAAGCTCCGTTAGATAACTCAGGATTAGCGGGACCATAGCCTACGTTCTTGAACGCCCAGTCACGCTTCTTAAGGTTCTCTTTAACGTCTTGTGTTTCAATTGGACATTGCATTTTTGTATTACCACTTAACTTTGTTCGCCCAGTAAGCCGCTGACATCTTACCTTTGGCAATATTCTTAGCGTGACGAGCTTTAAAGGCTTCGTTACGAGCTGAACCATCTGGACTACCTGTAACACCTTGCTGTCCGAATCGTATGAGCTTAACCTCTTCACCTTCTTTGGCTAAGACTGCATGACTCTTACTTGGGTGTCCGGGAGTTCTCTTAGGCTTGTTATAGCCTTGGAATTCTTCACTGCCTCGTTTAATTGCCATATTAGTATCCATCCGGCTAGTAGCCTGCTATCTTATCGTAAACTTCCCACTCATCTTCTTCGTAGTCAGTGTTGTAACTTGTGATGGCTAACTGGTCAATGTAACTAAGTGCATCTACCAAGTCATCGTGTACACCAGCTGTGGGGAACATAATCAGTTGATCTTTGAACTCACTCCAGTCTTCTTTCTCATTGAAGGTAATCCTTCCATGTTCCATACGACCTTGTAAGCTCCAGACAACCCTATCAGTCTTCTTCTTGTTACCGTGAGTTAAATCTTGTATGTGGGCATAGATGTTATTCTTCCTCATCAAGTCATTCAGATACGGCAGCACAGCATTCTTCAATGCTCCTCGCTCAATACCTATGCTTGTAGGTTGAAAGTCTCTAATCACTTTCAAGATATTAACTGCAGTCTCTCTAATATCCCAGCGACCATGTTGTATCTTGTGAACCCACCAATCACCGTTGTCTTCTAACTTAACAACTGCAATAGCTGTCTCGTCTAGTCGCTTCTTAGATGCACCTGCATTCTTACCAACCTCTTCAAAACCTGCTAAGTCAATGGCTACAATGTATGTACCATAATCAGGTTCTTCAGCAGTCTTGAACCATTCCTCTTTAAAGACATCAGCTCCTGCAGTATCGAAGCTAGACAAGTACTCTTGTTTGAATGCAAAGGAACTCAGTGTACGCTTTGCAGCTTCAATCTCTTTAGGATCAATGGTCTCATTGTCCTGTGTTGTGAAGTGCCATGACTTCCACTCTTCATCAGTATCATCCTGTCCTAGATTAAAGGTATCGTAGAACCAGTTACGACCACTAGGTGTACTAATGAATAGTGCTCTACCCTTCTTATCTGACAGGGAAGCTCGAATGATCTTCTGCCATACATCCTCTTTTATGAAGGCACATTCGTCCATCACCACGTAGACTAACGACACACCTCGCAGAGAATCGGGATTATCAGCTCCCCTTACTAAGATCTTCTTACCGTTGATCAGAGTAATCTCTAAGTTATTCACATGGCTAGACTTAATCACAGGTCTACCTAGCTCATGCAGTAAGTCCCACATAATCGTTCTAGCTTGTCCTAAGGTAGGAGCTATGTACATCACAGCTGACCCATCTGGACAGTTAAGACCTTCAATCAGTAACGATACTGCTGACAGTCTTGACTTACCACACCTTCGACCTGCAGCTACTACTTTAAAGCGTGTGGTATCTTTAAAGACACTCTGCTGCCACTTAAGCAGTTGGAAGTTTAACTGTGTCATACGTCAATAATCTCATCATTGGTAGACACAACTGGACTGTTCAAGCCTGAGATGTTAATACTGATCTGAGGCATACTACCACCACTCTTAGCTGTATCAAACACTGAGGCTGGTAAGATCCTGTCCATAGCTAATTTAATAGCTGCCATCTGTCCGGGATGTTCATCATCCAAGGCTATCTGAATCATCTTATCAAGGATTCTAGTGCCACCTGTGGCTAATAGTCTTTCCTTGAACTCTTGAAGTCTACCTGCATCTCCTACAGGTCTGCCTACTTTATTCTTAGTTCTGTTCTTAACAGCTTGTAGGTCACTCTTAGGTGGTCTACCTTTTCCACGAAGCTTTGGCTTAATGGAGACATCATCTTTAATTTCCATCGTCTTTGTCCTTTATAGGGAGACTTTTAAGTGTAGTACTATAAAGTACCTAAGACATTAACATAAATGTTACATAGACATAATATTAACATAAATATTATAAGTACTTATATTAGTTATTAATATTAATTTACTTTATAAGTAATATATTATAAGTAGCTTTTAATAGTGTATTTAACTTCTATGTTCCCTTTCCAAGGTGTACAGTTTAGACTTTGTAGTCTTAACTTAGTAGTGGGGTCAGGCTACTTAGTAAACATAGTTATTTCCTATACTGAATATTATACACTATGTTTGTCTATTTGTCAAGTCTTTTCTTAAAATTTCTTATTTATTTTTACTTTCATGTGATTGTAGTCACATAAGTTACACTTTAAAGTTCCCTTGCTAAGGTGTACAGTTTGTCTGTACTTATTCATAATTGTATACACTTTGATATACATTTTAGGTACTTTGTAGTCTTTACTTCTTTTCCTTTATAGATCAAGCACTTAACATAATATTTGTATAGTCCTATTTATCCTTTTTTGTGTACTTTGTAGGCTCCCGCAAAAGTAAACTACATCACCATGACCCTCCCCCCCAGTCACTTTGTAGTAAGCACTTACTTACATAGTCAAACGTTAATGAGAATCATTCGCATTTAGAGTGACTGAGTAGTCTACATTGTGACTGAGTAGTCACTTTGTAGGTGGTGTGGTTGGAAAGTGACGGTGTAGGGGACGATGTAGCACCCTCTGAAGCATACTAGGGTTAACCCTTAGAGATACTCGGAAGGGTATCCATCAGAGTTATCCACAAGTTATTAACAGGCTGTGGATAAAGTACTCCTAGGGGTATACAGTTATCAACAGGTTAAGTCTTATATAAGAGTTAGAACTGTGGACAACTATGACTTACAGTGTGGACAACTTCTGCCAAGGGGTCAGTGACCAAAACTGGAATAATCGCTCTGAGGCCGTTCTAGAGGCTTTTAGATACTATGAAGAAAACTCACGCACCACGTGAGAAAAAGTAAGGATAAACTGCAGGTTGTAAGGTTCATGTAAGGTAGGTCTGGATAATAGAGGTCATGGAAGGCAAGGAGCTGACCAGTCAACCACTAGGAGCACAACATGGCAACACTGACATACTGGTACTGTGAATGCAGGGACGATGACGACGCATACTCAATCATCTCCAAGACAAAGACAGACGCACTGGCACAACGTCAAGCACGTGGTGAGAATCGATTTGAAGCACCAGTCAAGAAGACACTGCACTACAAAGACGCATTTGACTTGCTAGACTGGGCTACTGGTGAGGCTGGTGGTCGTGGATGTGGCACAACAAACTGAAAGGAGTATAACATGGCATACGAAGCATACACAGCAATGATCGAGCACATCGCACAGACAGCCTTTGATGAATGGAGAAAAGGCAACGAAACACAGCCAGTCATCGAGAAAATGGCACGAGATGCCAATGTAGAGGAATGGCACTGTAATCGAGAGCTAACCAAAATCATCATTAACGATTATCACAATAATCTTTTAACACGAATAGAGGAGTAAATCATGAGCAAAGAAACAATTTATGACATCTTGTCAGCAGTGCTGTTAGGTCTTGCATTGGCCTGCGGAGCCTTGGCCTACTTCGATATCTTAGTCGCCTAAGTAAGACGTGTAACGTCGGAGACACTTCAGACTGTAGCATCTTGTTAGGATGCTATGGCCTGCAATGTTGCAGGGATACACGCTACGGCGTACCTTTTAAGGAAACATGATGACTGATAAAACATACAATGGTTGGACTAACTATGAGACATGGTTAGCTAATCTGTGGCTCGGTGAGGATTCTTATGCAACTGAGGAGATCTCTAACGTCTGTCTCGGTTTGATGGGATCATGGGAGGACAAGTCAGACGTTGACTATCGCTTAGGTGATCACATTAAGTCAATGCTTCAAGAGTGGATTGACTCAGATGAGGGAACTAACGGTTTTGTTAACGATCTGATCTCAGCGGCCTTTTATAAGATTAATTTCAGAGAGATCGCAGGTCACTTTTACGATGAATTGAAAGAACTTGAGGAGAATGAATAAATGAATACTAAACTATTAAAACACACACGGGAATTATTCAAGTCATACGATGTACCTGAGCAGGTCAGGCGTGAATATCGTCGCAAATGGGTTCGCTCAGTGCGTCTAATGGGCGATAAATGGCTACTCGCTCAGCAAGTACAACGGAGGACACCTAATGTATAAGATTGTCTCAATATCATCGGGGATTGTCGTTGCCACCTTTAATAAGCTATCATTCGCTCAGGAGTGGCTTCAAGATAACAATAATCTTGAGGGTCAACCTGCTAACCTTTATAAACTTGTCATAACTAGGAAATAATATGGAAACAATAACCTTTCACTTTGTAGGTGAATTAGAAGACTCATGCGCTATTGTTGACGTTCAATGTCAGATTGACGAAGACGGTGATTGTAGAGACTTGGACTCAGTGACTTTTAAGGGTTTAGACATCTTAGAAGTTATCTCATCAAGTCAGTGGTCAGACTTAGAATGGCAAGCCTCTAAAGCCTACAAAGCTGAGCAATATGAACAACAGACCATTGATTATGATTTAGAACGTAGCTTAGAAGCCGTATATGGCCTCTCTAAGCCTTCATTTCACATACGTTAAGGGGATACCTACTATGTACTACACAAAAGGCTTAATTCAAGGTTTTTCTAATGGAAGTGATGAACCTGTTATAACCTTCAGTTTTGATTGTCTAATGGGAGAAGTTGACATTAGAAACATAATCGAACCAATGCGTGCTCAGTTTAATGAGATGGGCGATGCTTTAAACTTTAAAATGACCTTAGAAAGTGAGGATATTTGACCATGCTATCAGAAATTGACTTAAAAGACTGGGATGAGCAACCTTCTAGACCATTGTATGATGTACCTGAACACACACCAATTAAGACACACATTGGGTTGTTATGGTTCAATGCCTTAGAAGGTGATCACGCAGTGTGTTATAACAATGAAGGCTTAGCCATTCACATGAAGGCATGGGCTACAGTTAACCCTTTAAAGCGGAGGTTTAAATGAATGAGTATTGCTATCAAGTCAGTGCAACTAAGGATATATGGGTGTATGCTACCAGTGAAGAGGAAGCTGAAGGATTAGTGTTTGAGCAGCTTGGACATGATCCTGAAATGATGGAACTGGTTGAAATTAGGGAGGATGTATGAAACAGTTTACAGATTTACTTGAAGACTGGCTTTATGCAAGGGAAATACTGAATGAAGCGAGAGAAAACTACGATGGTCATTCATTTGGTTACTTCCATGATAGGGACATCAACAGAGAACATGAAGCTAGACAAGCCTTAAATAAAACATTTGATGAGTTAAAGGGACAAGTATGACTGACTTTGGAAAAGAACCAATCAAGATGGAAGGCGGCATCGCTGATCCTGACGATTTTGAATGGGGATGTGATTGCGAGGCTTGTGCGCTGAAATACGAGAAGTGGAAGGAAGCGTATGACATTCAACAGAAACAACTAAGGGGTGAATAATGAAATGCTTATGTTGTGACAAGATGCTGACAGACTTTGAAGCTACACGTAAACACGCTGTAACGGGTATGTTCATTGATCTTTGTCAGCAGTGCTTTAAAACTGTACAGATGGATGCTAACCTACCTACAAAGGATCGTAGAGACTTGATCTCAGAGGATGACATTGACGACAGTGTAGAAGGTGAAGATGATCGTGAGTGTAACATTGGTGACACCTTAGATGGAAAGGACTATTGACAAGATCATAAAAGTATGCTACCCTTACTTTAAAGTACCTATGATGTTTCATAGAAGTCTTTAAAGTTAAATACACTATTAAAGTATCTTTATATATTTACTTATAAAGTAACTTTAAAGTGTGGAAGTTTCATAATGCAAAATAGACTATAACCCATTGAAAGGATAATTATGTCTATAGAACTAATTGATGATGACATTGACATGGATGTCGTTAAGTATGAGTGCTGGTATTGGTCTGTCATTGACAGTATGGCTGACTTAATCTTGAACAATGGTCGTGACAGAGTTATGGCTGACGTAGCTGATGTCGTCATTAAACGCTTAGGTGATGGATATGTCTCACCCGTTGAAGATGCACCACTATGATGATGGCATTGTTTGTCTTCATCGTAACTTTAATTAAACTGGTACTTACAAAGTGACTAACATTAAAAACCCTGATAACTGGCCTTTCCCTTCAGTTCCATTGGAAGGTGGTTCAACTTTAAAGACTTTGGCTGAGACACTCTCAATGCTAGAGGATTTCACAGCTTTTCAGCTTCGAGGGGACATCTACTATGGATACCCAGATAAAAAGGCTCTAAACACCATTGAGGAGCTTAGAAAGGTGCTAGATGAAGCTTAACCTTGTACGCAAGCCTAAGCCTGAGTCAAGACTGATCAAGCACATTGCCTGTGATGCCTGTGGAAGCTCAGATGCCAATGGCTATTATGACGATGGACATACCTATTGCTTTTCATGCCATACGTATGCTCATGAGAACGATGCCGATGACTTTTCAGTCAAGCAAGATGCAGTACAACCTAGAGTGGCGGAGCCACGGAGGAAGCAGCCCATGTTAGAAATCAAGGGACAGATTAAATCGATACCTGATCGAGGTATTAACTTACAAACCTGTGAGAAGTATGGAGTTACACAAGACAATGGACAGCACTTTTACCCTTACACTGACGATGCCGGAGCAACAGTCGCAGCAAAAGTTAGACGAGTGGCAGACAAAACTTTCAGCATTCTTGGATCATTCAAGGATGCTAGGTTGTTCGGTCAGCAGCTCTTTCACGCTGGCGGCAAATACGTCACAGTCTACGAAGGAGAGCTTGATGCCTTGGCAGGATACCAACTTACAGGCTCCCAGTGGCCTTCAGTGAGTATCAGGAATGGAGCACAAGCGGCTTTGAAGGACTGTAAAGCACAGTACGAATGGCTTAATAGTTTCGAGAACATTGTTATCTGCTTCGATGCTGATGAGCCGGGTAAGAAGGCTTCTAAGGAAGTAGCTGAACTGTTCGGACAGAAGGCTAAGATCGTTAAGCATTTGAGTGGCTACAAAGATGCTTGTGATTACCTCATTGCTGGGGCTACCAAAGAGTTTGTGAACGAGTGGTGGAGAGCTGAGGTTTACATTCCTGATGGGATTATCAATGCAGCCTCACTGTGGGAGGAAGTGATTAAACCTGAAGCTAAGGCTGAAGCTATGTATCCTTGGAAGGGCTTGAACAAGCTTCTCTATGGTATGCGTCCTTCGGAGTTAGTTACAGTCACAGCAGGTTCAGGCTTAGGTAAGAGTCAATTCCTACGTGAGATATTGTTTAACATTCTGAACACTACGAAGTGGAACATTGGAGGGTTATTCCTCGAAGAGTCAACTCGTAAAACAGCTAGAAGTATCATGTCTTTGCACGCTAATAAGCTGTTGCACTTACCTGATACACCCACTAATGAACAGGAACTTAAAGATGCCTTTGATGCAACATTGGGAAGTAATCGTATCTATCTCTTTGATCATTTCGGTAGTAGTGACGTGGAGAACATTGCCAACAGAATCAGATATATGGCTAAAGCTTGCGATTGCAGGGTTATCTTTCTTGACCACATCAGTATTGTTGTATCTGGTCAAGACCTTGGAGATGAGCGTAAAGCTATTGATAACATGATGACGAAGCTTCGTACACTGGTTCAAGAGCTAGAGATTACATTGATCTGTGTAAGTCACCTTCGTAGGCCTCAAGGTAATGCAGGGCATGAAGATGGACAAGCTGTATCGTTGTCTCAGCTGCGAGGCTCAGGCTCTATTGCTCAGTTGTCAGATGCTGTGATTACACTGGAGCGTAACAGCATGGCTGAAGATGAGAATGAACGTCACATGACTAAGATAGCTGTGGCTAAGAATCGTTACAACGGCTATACAGGCCCAGCTTGTGTACTTAAATATGACATGGAAACTGGACGTATGATGGAGATGCAGGAGGAAGTGCTATGAGTGCATGGCTAATTGCTGTAGTAGGGATTGTCTACACTGTGGTAGCTGTGGACTTACTTGTTAAAGGTAACATGGGCTTAGGTATTGCCTTTGTAGGTTATGCTTTAGGTAATGTAGGCTTGTACATGGAGGCTTCAAAATGAGTAACAACGTTAAATCTGCACCTAAGTGGATGCAACGAATGATTGACATGGGTGTTCATCCAGATGTTATTGCACAAAGAGCTGAAGCTAGACGAGCTAAGGATCGTCAATGGGCTTTGATTAACAAGGACAAGAAAGCTGCACACAAACGAGCTTATAGGGCTAAGAAGAAAACTGTACAGACTATGGAAACTAAGGTAATTATCAAGAGTACTTATCGTCCTAACTGGAAAGAAGCTCCTGTGTATAACTGTCCTGAATTAACTTATAGAGGTAAGGTATGACTGATAAAGATAAAGCATTGAGTTTGGAACAAACGTTACGCCTTGCATTGGAGGCGTTGAGTCCTGACCCTTACAGGTCTGAATGGGCAGTAGAAGAAGACAAGTGCAAAGCCATCACCGCCATTAAAGCCGCACTAGAAGCGAAGGATGAGCCTGTGTTTCATAAGCCATATTTGGATATAGAAGGGCCACTTCATGTGGTTTGCCGATGCCCCGCGTGCAAAGCCCAACCACAGCGCAAGCCGCTGACGGATGAGGAGATTCAGCAAATATTTATTGCAAACAGCGTAGTGGTGGACAACGGCAATGCGTACATGGTTGCAGGTTTGAGGACAGTAAACATAGCCCGAGCCATCGAAGCCGCACACGGCATTAAGGGGGAAGCATGACAGACGAACAAGTTGAAAAAATCATTAAGTCAAACATGATGTTGCAAATGAATCTTGCTGGCATCAGAGCAGATTTTGAAGAAGCATTACAGCGCACATGGGTAGGGCTGACGGATGAGGATTACATAAAAGCTCTTGAGTTGTGTGACTTTGACAAGGATGCAGCTTTTGAGTTTTTTGAAGACAAACTCAAGGAGAAGAACGGTTATGCTTGATTTAGATAAGATAGCTGGTAGAATGCTCGACTTGGAAAGTAAGTACTATGAGTTGCAAGACAAATATCAATTACTTATCCATCACTATGAAGATCTAAAGGCAGAGTATGAAGCGTATCGTTCTAGACATCGAGACAACATTAGATCACAACACGATCTGGATGGTAGTAACTAAGGACATTGACACTGGAGAAGTTAACGTATGGAAAGCAGCAAACAACCTCGTGGAGTATTTAAAGGACACTACATTGATAGTAGCCCACAACGGAATAAGCTTCGATTTCCCGATACTCAATCGGCTCTGGACTACGAAGATTCGCTTGAGCCAAGTGTACGATACGTTGATAGCCTCAAGGTTGTTAAATCCCTCAATAGAGAACGGACACAGCTTAGACGCTTGGGGCGACAGGATGGGGAAGATTAAGAAAGTTGACTACAAAAGGATATGGGAATGGTTAATGAACAAACAAGAGGAGTACAAAGGTGAGTGCTTCAATGTTCCTCACATGGCTCTTCTTGAGTATTATTGCATTAGGGACGTTGAGGTCACTTGCAATCTTTACAAGCATCTTGATGATGAATTCAGTAAGAAAGGTTTTTCACAAGAAAGCCTTGAGCTTGAACATAAGGTAGCTGCTATCATAGCTGAACAGGAACGTAATGGCTTCAAACTTGATCTACCCTTCGCAACCTGCTTACTTGCTGACATCAAAGGAAAGATGGCAGGAATATATGAGCAGATGCAAGAGAGATGGCCTCCAGTCATCACTCCAAGGTTCCACAAAACCAATGGTAAGCCTATCAAAGACTCCGTTGATACTTTCAATCCCGGAAGTAGAAAACAGATTGGAGAAAAACTGATGGAGTTGGGATGGAAGCCTAAGGACTTTACTGAGAAGGGACAGGCTATTGTCGATGAGTCAGTACTGGCTAAGGTTAAAATTCCTGAGGCTCAGATGATCGCTGAATACCTGATGCTACAGAAACGTGTAGCTCAGATTGAAAGCTGGTTAGAAGCTGTAGGTAAGGACGGTAGAGTTCACGGTAAGGTGATTACAAATGGAGCTGTAACTGGTAGGATGACACACAGTAGTCCTAACATGGCACAGATTCCCAATGCAGGTAGCATCTATGGAAAAGAATGTAGAGAGTGTTGGACTGTGGAAAGCAATAACGTATTGGTTGGTTGTGACGCTAGTGGCCTTGAGCTGCGTATGCTTGCACATTACATGAAGGATGATGGATATGTTAAGACGGTCACTGAAGGATCATCAAAGGATGGAACTGACGTACACACGCAGAACCAGAAAGCTGCAGGTCTTGAGACAAGGGATCAAGCGAAGACGTTTATTTACGCATTCCTATACGGAGCAGGGCCAGCTAAAATTGGTTCCATTGTCGGTGGTAATGCTAAAGCGGGAGAGAAACTTATCAATGCCTTTCTCAAGAACACTCCCGCCTTACAACGTCTTAGAAATACGGTTAGCAAATATGCAGGTAAGGGCTTTGTACCCGGGCTTGATGGTCGTAAAATATGGGTGCGCAGTGAACACGCTGCTCTCAATTCGCTCCTTCAAGGGGCTGGGGCGATTGTAATGAAGAAAGCTTTAGTATTATTTTATGATAAGACTAAGGTAAATAAGTGGCCTGTGAAGCTAGTAGCTAATGTCCATGATGAATTTCAGTTGGAAGTTCCTAAGGAATATGCTACAATAGTAGGTGAGGCTGCAAAGGCAAGTATCGTTGAAGCTGGGGAGTACTTTAAGCTTCGTTGTCCACTAGACGGGGAGTATAAAATTGGTGCAAACTGGCGTGAAACACACTAATAAACAACAGATTATCTTTGACATTGAAGGTGAACACTTCAAGGTTAAGGTAGTAGGTGACATGAATCTTGAAGAGGTATACACCATACTGGTATCAGCGATGATGTACTTAGAAGACATGGCACAAGGGATACAAGTTCACCCTTCATCAAATGAACTACATTAAAGAGGACTTTAAATGGTATTTAACATTGAACCTAATGAAGCTGCTTTCATTGTTCGTGTGATTGGTCAACTGCCTACTGAATCTGGAGCATTCCCACTGCATCAGAAACTTGTAGAGCAGTTCCAAGCACAAGAGACAAAACAAGAAGTAGCACCTGAATAAACTTAACATTAAAGGAAAATGAAATGAGTATTGATAGCATGAAACCCGTAAAAGTCGCTGGTGAACTGTACTGGAGTAACTGGATGAAAGAGTACAACAAGAAGTTCAACGAGGCTAACGATAAGTATGAGTGCACATTGGGACAGTTGAGTGATGCAGCTTGCGCTAAGTTGGAAGAGTTAGGTATTAAGTTGAAAGACAAAGACACAATGGGTAAGTACATTGTTGGTAAGTCTAAGTTTGTATTTGAGCCTGTCGATGAAGAGGGCAATCCTATTGACATCTCTAAGATTGGTAATGGTACTAAGTGTTATGCACTGGTGTCTTCATATCGTCACAAGATGTCAGCTAAGTTCGGTGCAGCGCCATCCATTAAGAAGCTGGTGATTACTGAGCTGAAAGTCTATAGTCCTGAGGGTTCATCTGAGGAACAAGAGACAGCGGATGACATCCTCTAACCGTCAGGTGACTGATAAGCCAACTGAGGCTATTGTAGATGCTGACTTTTTAGTATATAAAGTTGGCTTCTCCAATGAGGATGAAGAGGAACGGTGGGCACTAAATCGACTCACAGAGTGGTTTACCGACATAATCTATATGCGCTTGAAGTGTAATGACTACAGAGCTTGGATTACAGGTAAGACTAACTTTAGATTCGAGGTAGCTACCACAGTTCCTTATAAAGGCAACCGTAAGGATGCTCCTAAGCCTAAGCATTATGATGCTCTCAGAAACCATCTACTAAAGCTCGGTGCTAAGATGTCAGAAGGTGAAGAGGCTGATGATGCTGTAGGCATAGCATCCACTGAAGGTAACTACTGGATTGTTCACGTTGATAAAGATCTTGATCAGTTACCGGGATGGCACTACAATCCTGTAAAGGATGAAGAATACTATGTTACTGAGTTTGAAGGCTTGTACAGTTTCTACAAACAGATACTGACAGGTGACAGGGTTGATAACATAGAGGGAATCAGAGGTATTGGCCCTGTAAAGGCTGATAAGATCTTAAAAGACTGTACAACTGAAAGGGAATTATATGATGCTTGCCTCAAGGCTTATGATGGAAACTCTGAAAGGTTATTGGAGAATGGTAAATTATTATGGCTAAGAAGGGAACCAAACCAGATGTGGCAACCACCTTTGAACTTGCAGGATCAAAGTGGTATGTCAACTACGTAGTGCACATGGAAGACTTTGGTAAGTGTGACCCTGAAAAGCAAGTTATCAGTATTCGCATGGATATGAACAAGCAGACTACTGAGCAAACCTTCTATCATGAGTTAGTTCATGCCATTATGTTCACGATGGGTAAGCTAAACCACGACGAAGAGTTTGTAGATACCTTTGGAGCGTTCCTGCATCAGTATCACGTTACAAAGGAGTCACATGAAGCCTAAACGTAAGAAGCCACTGTCAGTACGTCAAGTAGCTTTGAAGCATGGATTCAGATCAGGTTTAGAAGACAAGATAGCTGAGAATCTAACTAATCTAGGCATTCCATTTGAGTATGAGAAACTGGTTATAGATTATATTCAACCTGCTAAGGCTAGAAAGTACACTCCTGACTTTGTACTTCTGAACAACGGTATCATCATTGAAAGTAAGGGAAGATTTATCACAGCAGATAGACAAAAGCATCTAATGATTCAAGAGCAGTACCCTGAATTAGATATTAGATTTGTCTTCAGTAACTCTAAAGCTAAGCTTTCAAAGCTAAGTCAGACAACATACGGTATGTGGTGTGATAAGCATGGGTTCAAATATGCTGATAAAGATATTCCATCAACATGGTTAAAGGAAAAAGGAACTAAGTATGTTAAATAATCTTATCAAAGCATTAGAAGACTCTCAAGAACTTAAATGGGCTTGGGAAGACTTTACAGATGCTATCATCGTAGAGAAACTTAAAGAGACTTACATCACTCACTACAATGGAGACTACAGTGGTCATCCTGAAGATGTACAGTTTAGTAAAGAACTTGCTAAGGCTTGTGACTTTGTACTGAGCTACTTCATGGTTTCATTTGAACACAAAGAATTCATTGAAGAGGTCAAGAAACATGAACGTCAATCTGATTAAAGAGCATGAAAATGGTGATGCTACATATCAGTTTGATTTAACAGCTGATGAAGCTCAAGCACTCTTATCCTTCGGTATCCTAGAAGCTATCAAAGCTGGTATACGTGAAGGTGAACGATTAACGGTTGAAGGAGATGATATTGAAAATCTTAGTCGTACCGGACTGTCAGATTAAAGAAGGTGTACCTTTAGAACACTTGACATGGGCTGGTAAAGCCATTGTCGATTACAAACCTGATGTAGTTGTTAATCTAGGTGACTTTGCAGATATGCCAAGTCTTAGTACACATGACATCAAGGGAAGTAAGTACTTTGAAGGTCTACGCTACAAGAAGGACATTGAAGCTGCTAAGGAGGCTATGAAGTTATTGTTAGCTCCTCTCAGGGAACTTCAGAAGTCTCAGAAGGAATCTAAACACAAGGTATACAAGCCTCGTAT